ATTATACTGCCCGTAGAATTCAATACATTGCCGTATATTGCGGTAGATAAACGCACGTTAGAATCTTCAGCATTAACTATGAATGATTCACCTGCTACGAATTTCATTGCGCCATATAACGTAGTAGCAGATCTGGATTTATCTGATGATATGAAGCATGCTGCTTCAAAGTTGTTATCTTCTGCTGCTCTTCTTGAGTTTATAGCACCATCAATAATTACTTTTATAGATTCTTCTACATTTTGGTCTACAGCACCTATCTGTTTTAAAGATGCAGCAAATATTCCTATATCATGTCCAAAAGCAGATCTAGTTAATAAATCATAATTTCTAATATCCCCTATGATACATTTAATGTTAGGAAATCTTTTCTTAAGATAATAATGTTTTGCCTCATCTCTTGAGTATATTGTAATTTCATTATCATTATAGTAACGCTCTACTAGATGTGATCCTAAATAACCAGCTCCTCCAGTAATGAATATTTTTTTATTTTTTATCATAAGGTATCGTAATAGGCATTTTGTTTTTCTTGACGATCAATTGTTTTTGGATGATATAAAGATAATTGTTCAGTTGAAGGAATAGGAGCATATGTTTTAAAACCCTCTAAAACCTCATGTACTTTATTTTTCCATTTAATTTCTGGGATATTTTTCCAAATTCTCCATTGGTAATCTGGGTAGTTTACCCATCCTTCATCATTAACTTTCCAACCCCATTTTTTAATATGTTCATCAGTTAGACCTTCTACAGTATTAACTCTAGGAACTAAATATACTTCATTATCTGGATTATTTCCTAATATTTCTGGGAGGTAGCCTAATAATACTTTATGAGGCATTTCATCAGCATCTATTTGAAATATATAATCTCCTGAACAATATTCGGTTAGTTTATTTTTCCAATTAGCAAAGTGACCATTAAAGTCTAACCCTCTCCAAAATTGAAAATTAGGTAATTTACTAAACTGCCTTAGATAAGAAGTAATTTCTACATTACCATTTTTTTGATCATAAAGAACAACTATTTCATCCTGTTGTCTCTTATTTTCTAATAAGAATGGAATAAGTTTCTGTATTTCAAGAAACTCATTACATACTGTTATCGCATAACTTATTTTCATATTATTTTATTCTGGTAATAATCCAATATACGAAAGAGCATCTATAAAATCACGTTCTTTAAAATATTTTATAGTAGTCATATCAGCTCTATGCTTTTCTCCTTTATATTTTTCTTGTTCTTCTTTTGGTATCTCAATGGCTTTTACGGCACCCCAATTCCAACTTTCTACATCAGCCCCTGAAGCAAATATCATTCCATTTTCTTTAACATTAACAATATTGGGTAACCATATTAACTTAGTTTTAGGATCAACCCATGCTAGATCTTTATAAATCTCAGGTAAAACACTTACTTGTTCTTCATAAAATTCAGAATCCTCTAACATTAAAGTATTAGTCCAAAACCCACAAGATAAGCTATAATAATTGGTAATATCTTTATTTATTTCTGTTTTATAACACAAATCACCACCGGATTTAGGGCAATTTACTATTTCATCAAAATCCATATTATTTTAATTTTTTAAGTTTAGGTAAATCTAATTTAGGTAAATCTAATTCTACTTGTTGAGCTATTTCTGGTATTTTGCTTTTATCATTTAATATATCAGTAATTAAGCTTGACATCTTATCCCAACTAAAATTAGTTTTAACATAATGTTTTTGTTGTTTACCTTTTATAGAATATTCTTTGTATTTCTTAAAAACTTCTTTTAAGGATTTTCTTAAATCTTTACCACTAACTTGAAACCATTTTGATTCAGGTACTAACCAAGCATTAGCAGCAGAAGGGTGAACATTTTCTAAATGACCTGGGAGTAAGGTAGTAAATGAAGGATTTAAAAAATCTAAATGGCCGGACCAACCAGAAGCTATAATAGGTTTACCTGTTGTAGAAAATTCTAATAAAGGTCGGCCAAAACCTTCTCCTTTAGTGGTTGTAACCATTGCTTTTACTTTAGAATGGTTATACAACTCATTTATTTCCTTATCATTAAATTCCCCATTTAATAGGTAAACATTAGGTAAATTTTTAGAATTTACACTACGTTTAATTTTACCAATTTTATCTAAAATTAACTCTCTACTTATATATGAAGAGGTACCTACAGATGTTTTTAGAATAAGTGCGGGTTTTGATCCCTTATGGTTTTTAAAAGTTTCATAAAATTCTTTTATTAAAACACCTATATTTTTTCTATCATGTCCCATTGTTCCTTGCATCCAATGGCCTACAAATAAATAACAAAATGATTCTTTTATTTCAGATAAGTCAAGGGTATTAGGTGTTTCTAGAGGTTTATATGTTGTTAAATCTACACCTTCGAATATAACTTCTATTGGTTTTTCTAGTTTAACTTTTCCTATATTCGCGTTTGTTCTTTTATCAAATTTATCAAAAATACCATTTTGGAATACCGTTTTAGCATGGTTTGAAGAAACCCAATTTAAATCCATTCTATTTAATCCTTCAATCCATTCTGCTTTAGTAGCATCGGATTCAATTCCAGCTGTTACTCCAATATTAAATTTACCTACTGCTTGGAATTCATTTGGAATTGTAACTTGCATCCAATAATCAACTGGGGTTTGGTTCCATTCTCTTTTACCTAAGTAATTAAGTAAAAATTCCCATTCAGGGTGGTCTTTACAAAAACCCCATGAAGTATCCCCCCATCTTTGAGATAATAATTCAACTTGGTATTTATCGCTTTGTATTATGGATTTTATAAGGTCACGAGAACGTGCTCCATATCCACTGTATGTATCAAAAGGTGATGATATTACAAATCTTGGTTTACTCATTAATATTCTATTTTATGGGTTAAAAAATTTCCTTTACTTTTATTAACATTAATTAATTCATATTTTTCTCTTGGTTCCCAAGTTTCAAATAATTCATCAAATGCTTCTATTACTCTATTAGATTGGTGGTCAGATGTAAATCCAGCTTCATTACTTAAAGCCCATTCTCTACCTTTTAATCCTCTACTTTTTCGTTCTTCACTACTTAAAGCATATACTTCTTTGATCCTATCACAAGCATCTTCCCATTTACACCTATCATCAAAAATATAGGGAGTTGAAGGAGAACCTTGAATAGATCTAGATGTAGGGTATACTGGAAAAGCCCACTCACCATGTTCCTTATAAGTACCTCTATGGTTTGAGGGAATATCAGTATCAGGTTCAAACCATTTACCTTTATTATCTACAAACCTCATCTGGTCTTGCATTCCACCAGTAACATTTGCTATATAAGGTGTTCCTGCAAGCATAGCTTCTGTAATAGTTAATCCCCAACCTTCATTTGAAGTTAATAGAATTTGAACATCTGCTATGTTATATAAATAGTTTAGTTGTTGTTCTGAGAACTTATTTTCTAATACAATACAGGTATTAAGATAATCTTCACCTAAAAGATATTCTCTAACCTTATCTAAATCAGTACCTGCATCAGTAACCATTTCAGTTTTTAATACAAGTCTACATTTTAAAGCTTCTTCTTTAGGTAATGAATCTAAAAACGTTCTAAAAGCTAATATAGTATCAGGTATTTGTTTTCTTCTAATATTTCTAGAATTAAATAATAACACAAACTCAGGGTCATCACCATTAAATAATTCTTTTTTAAAGTTAATGAAATCTTCAGTTTCTTCTGTTAGAGGGAAGTAAATATCGGGGTTTTTACCATGAGGTACGTATTTAAATATTTTATTTTTACTACATCCCTCTAGTACTATTTTATTAATATTTACAGTTTGTTTTGAAATACCCATTAATAAATCACATGCCTCATAGTATGGTTTATTATACATTGGAGCAGGATAATCATCCCAAATATTTAAATAGGCAATTGGAATTGTTTTACGTATCTCATGTTCCATATTAAATATATAGGTAAAATATCTAGGGTCTGTAAATAATAGAATAGCATCGGGTTTTTCTATGTTAATTATTTCCCTTAATAGTGCAGAATCACCATAACCATCAGTTGGATATAACATTACAGAAGAATCCGTAATTCCTACTTCTTTATCAGTACTTGGAGATAAGTCTAATCTTTTACCTTTATCTGGGTGTTTAATAGCACCTGCTATTTGTACCCAATTAAAATGTTGAGCAGTACCACATACTATTTCTTTTGCGACAGTTGCTACACCTGAGTGTACTCTAACATCATCACATATTAATAGTATTTTTTTTCTTTTATCCTTAGGGATAGGTTTAAAATCTGTGTTCATAGGATTATATTTCGATATTTATTTGATTAGTAATTTGTTTACGGAAATTATCATCTGTAAGATACAAAAACAAAGCACGATCTGCTAGTTTTTGAAATGAAAATTTACGTTTTACACATTCAATCTTAAAATTTTCGAATAAATCACTTTGAACTTTAACACTAGTTAGTGTCATCTTTTTTGAATTACTCATAGTCTTTATTTATTAAAACATTATTTATTATATATACGTATGTGTGAACCTACGAAAAATGTTGTTTGGCTCCACATAATTCTTTATCTTCTCCATAAGGGCAAAAATTACAATTCCATTTAGATGGGGATTTTGGGTAATCTGCTTCTTTTATTTTACCACTTGAATTAAAACATTCACCAATAAAATCATTAATAGCATTTTTTGCTCTACCTAGTTTAATTTTACCACTAGGTGGAGTAAATTGTTGTACCCTATAAGCTTGATATGGTGACATAAGCTTTTCATCATCAGGATCTAATACTTTTCTTTTAAGGATGAAAAATTCAATTTCAATCTTATCTAAAGGTATTCCATATTGTTCTGAGAAGTATTGTTTGTAAAGTAATAGTTGGAATTGTTTATTCTCATCTTTTTTAGCATAATCATTCCAACCATTAGTACTTGTCTTTATGTCAATTATTTTAAATGTTTCTGTTTCCTCATGGTAGGTAACAACATCAAGATACCCCATGTATAGTACGTTATTTAACATTTTATTTGGCGCTACTACAATAGGTATTTCACAACCTACTAAATATGTACCCTTTTTACTAAAATATCTACTACGTTTTTTCTTAAACCAATCTAATATAGCAATACCATCTTCAAAAAATTCTCTCATTTCTACGGCATCGGAAAAATGTTCTGATTTGTTTGACTTGTATTGTTTTTGGTATTCACCTATATATGCTTCTTGAAAATACTCTTCCATGTTGATATCTCTATCAGCAAATGCAAAAGAATTTTCATATGCTACATCTAAATAATGTTGCATGGCTTCATGGACAGCAGTCCCAAAAACAGTATGTATAGAAGATGTAAATCGTTTAATTTTATCTTTATACTGAAGTTTCCACCTATGAGGGCACCCTCTAAATATAGACATCTGAGAATATGATATATTCTTTTGATATGCATAATTAACGGGTGAAGGTGGATTATTCC